ATAACACCTTGTGCATAATTAGAAAAAATGTTTTGAGTAGTTTTTAATTCAGTATCAATATTTATTGTTACAGCTGAGAAATTAGGTATAAGTGTTTTAAATTGATTGATGTATTTATATCCACCATCATAACGTCCAACGTGTGGGTTATTACCAGTAAGGATATCAATAGTTGAACCAGAACCACCAGTTTCTCTATACCATAAACCATTGTTTTGGAAGTACATATCTTCAGTATCTGCCAATGTGTTAGGATATCCATTGCTATCTATTGGGTACAATGTTATATCATTGTCTAAATTATTTTCTTCTAATACCTTTTTAAATATTTCAATATCCAAAGGTGCATCAGCTCTATAAATATACTCATTAAAGTTCATCAACCCTTTAGGTATACCCATGAAATTAATCAAAAATTCTATCGATTTTCTAGCACCTTTTGATTTCCAAATCCATGGAGAATTTAATATGATTCTTCTCCATAATTCATTATCCATTTCAACTGGTGTCATACCAACTGATTGACCAGAATATTGTGATTCTGAAGTTGTTACATAATTATTTATTAAATCATCACTAATTAGTGACGATACTAATTCCCAACCAAAAATTCTTGCTAAATCTTTTAAATATTTATCTGGTACATTGTCTTTTTTATCATATGTTACAACATGTGCAAATGATATACCTTGTACAAATTGGTTTAATTCATCGAAAGATACACCATAAATATTAAGTGTTTTATTAACTTTTTGTCCAGTTGTCGTATCTTGATGATTTTCATCTAAATGTACTGGTGTTGTATCAAATGCTGAAATTGATTCAGATACCAAAAATCTATTCATTAAATTTGTCTCATTCAAATCGTAATTTGTTGCAATATCTAACAATTGTGTAGCATATACTGTATATTGTGAAGTGTCAAAATCAATATTATAACCATCTGTAATTGGCCATGTTAATGATTTAGATGTATACATGATAATTCCATCATCAGTTCTAACTGGGTATTCAAAATTTGCAGTATATAAAGGTAGAGTGTTTCTGGATAGTAAATATTCTTGTAACCCCTCTAATCCATTAAAATATGTATTTTCTACTATTTTTTTAGGTTTAATATGGTAATAAACATTTGAAAAAGTTGTTCCACCAGTAAATGGATTACCTTTTACTTTAAAATGAATGTAATCATTAAATTCATATGTTGAACCAGTAAACGATAAAACATCATATTCAGTTTTGTTATATAAAACAGCATAAGAACCATAATTTATAGTCATGTTTCTTAAATCATTTGTAGCATTAAATGTATCGATAATAGTACCGTTTGTTAAAAAATTAATTTGATATTGATTAATCAAGTAAGTTACGTTTACTTTAAAAGTACTTTCATTTTTTAATAAATCATGTGTGTAATCTTCGTAAGTATTACCAAAATAATCTTCACCATTAACACTAACAAGAGGTGATGCATATAAAGATGCTGGCCAGTTGGTGATTATTTCTTCTAATTGAACTCTTATGTATTCGGACATAGAAGCGAACAATGCATAATTTTTTAATTTTGTTTGGTCTAAATTTAAAAAAGTACTAGTGTTATTTTGTAATAACACTAGTGACTCAACAACACTTAAATTTAGATTATCTAGTGTAACAAAATCAGAAAATTTACCAGTAGTATAGTTTTTATTAACTTTTGGGTCCAAGTTAGTGGTAATCGCAAAATTACCCATAGTAAATAACGGTGTACCTCCATTACTAGCTAATTGTACACCTACTAAATCTGGACTAAAATTTCTATATTCAATATTTCCTTCATATGAAACTTTTTTTGAATACCCAACTACTTTTATTTTCTTTGCCATCTTATATATTAGATTGTTGTTATATTATTAAATGTTTTACTAAAATCAATTACGTTTCTTTGTTCTCTAATTTCAAATAATGGAATACCAGTAAATTGGTCTTTTATTTCATATAAATTAAATTGTTTGTAAATATCATTATTAAAGTTGTAAATTGTGTAAATTCCATCTTCAAGACTTTTAGTTTGATTACCAAACAATGCAAACGCTAACGTTTCAACATCATGTTGTACTACTTCAACTTCAATCATAATTGGATTGAAGAAAGTGTTTGTAATAATCACTTGTTGACTTGGTTGACCAATAAATGGTAACGCATTAGGTTTAACGTTAGATGCCGAAGCTGGTGATACAGTACAGAAAGTCAAAGTAGAGTTATCGTTAAAACGGTATCTAATTGCTTTTTGGTTTGTATTTGTTAAGTTTTGGTTAACTGGTTCAGCTCTATTGTTTGATGTAATTACTCTAAAGAAGTTATTAACCTTAGCATCATTAGATGTTGTTGTCGTACTTATATATTCAATTCTATATCCAACTAACCCATCATTTTCAAATCTACCAGAAAAATTAACTGGCAACGATGAAATATCAAATACCAACCCTTTAATATCAGATAGTGAAGATAATACACCAACATCAACAATAGTTGTTCTTATTTCAACTGGTTTAATAATAATAGTATAAAAACCTTTTACACCAAAATTAGCCACTGGTAATTTAAGTGTATACATACCACCAAAAACCTCAAAATTAGTTACATTTGATTGAATCTTGTTAGGGTTATCTATTTTAATTAAAACAGCGTTAGGGTCTAATTTAATTAAATTAGAATTACCTACTTTATCTCTAGATGGTGTGTAATGGTAGAAAATTTCTACATCATCTGGTGATATATCTGCTGGTCTTACAATACCGTATGTTCCCGTTGCCATATTTTTTTTATTTATTTATTTTTTATCTTTTATAATGATAACATCAAATGTTCAATAAGTAACCATTTGATGTTACATTCTTTAAATTTATTGTTTATTTAATTTATAATAGCCATTTCCGTAACTTTCTAATTCATTAAGATTCTTTATTTCAGATAATCTTAAATGCATATCCATAACGCTTGTAATACCTCTTTCTATAAATACATCGTTTATAACTTCTGGTGGAGAAATTACACCAAATAAAAATTCTTCTTTGGTCAAAGCAGATAAAGATATGTTTGTTTTGTTGAATCCTTCACCAATATATCTAACTGTTGAACTAGTTGTTGCTGAAAAATCTTTGAATAAAAGTCCATTAACTTGTAAGTCTGTACCTAAATTAATATCGTTAGGTGTATCAAAAACATATATCTTAGGGTCACCCATAGATTTAATTCTATCAACACCATTAATTGAAAATCCTTCATAATTTTCATAAGTTTCAGTGTTGATATCAAAATTAGTTCTAAATGGATTTATTGCCGAATACGACCTAACATCTTCTATTCTACTATCAGTTGTTGCTGTTATAACTAAATCAACAAAATTATAATAATTAGATTCATTATAAGATGGATATCTTAAAACACTCCATAAATTTTGTGGAGTGTTAATAGTAGTAAACGTAGGACTTGTAGCACCAGTCATAAAAGGAAATTTTAACCCTAAATCAATTAATTTATCTTCTAAAATAGTATAATTAACTGGAGTTGCAACTTTATCTTTAACAATATAGTCAATATCAGTAAACATACCCATATCATCAATATTTTGAGTCAATAGAATTTTGAAGTAAAATGTTGTAGCTGTCAAAGTTCCCCATTTTTTTGGGTCATGACTAGTTCTATTTATACTGTCTTCTAATAATATTTTTCTTTTTATTACTTCCATTACGTTGCTTTTATTTGATATAATGTAACTTTACTAGTATTTGAGTTATAAATCACATTATTAGCACCAGTTACACCAACATTTCCTTGATAAGTATTGTCAATTTCATAATAAAAACCAGTTGAGTCTCTAACTAGTTTGTATCTAGTGTATAATTCATGTACCAATTTATCAATTGGTTGTGCTGTGTTTTTAACCATCAAATTAACACTTTTACCCGTTTTTGCGTTTTTGAATGATGCTCTCATATATAAATACTTAGATGCACCAATTTTTAAACCACTTTTATAATCATATATATGATAACCTTCTGCAAAACCTCTAGGATTTAATAATGGATTCTCAACAACAAAGTTAACTGGTATTTGTCCAACTGGTTTTGGTGTCCCAGGTATCGTATTTGGTGGTAAAGGTGCTGTTGGTGTTGGAACCAATAAATCAGAACTATTTAATTCCGAATACAATGTCATATACGTAACAAGATTTTGAGTCAATGGATTATCAGAATCGTAAAAACTTAAATTTAAAAATGTTTGTTTAAATGATTGTTTTCTAAATTTAATGTCATCATCAACAAAACCTATATTACCATAAAAACCTTTATAGTTTCCACTAGAATCCAATAGATAAATGTCATAGGTTATTTTATCTATATGATTACCTTGTAAATCCAATGGTAAAAATCTAACCTTTTCGTAATCTATAATTGGATTTATAGCGTATTCAACTTCTGTATCAACAAAAACTCTTTCAATTAATTCAGCATTATCAACATTTTGAAATGTCATCATTATTGGAACATTAATTGTTGTTGCTGTTGCACCACTATCTATTGTTGATATATTTATTTTATATTTATTAGCAAACATCGTCTTCTGAATTAATTACAAATTTATCTGTTATTCTATCACCAGTTGGGTCAGCTGGGAATTTACCATAATATAAACCCCACACCCCAAATGGGTCTTGTCTTTTAACTGAAAAACAATAGTTATCATACATGTAATGTGAGTTATTTAAAAAAGGATAATCCAAAGGTTTAATTTCACTTTCATTGAAACCTATATCTAACAAATCTCTCCAAACAATTCTAGAATCACCTAAATCTGTTGCATAACTAGGAACCCCTTCAGTAAATTTGTCACCAACTTCTATGTATGATGAAAATTGTCTAATCTTTATCAAATTATGTGGTTGATAGTAATAACCTTCTTGTCTTGGTCCTAAATTTATTATTTTAGTTAATGGTTTTGTAATATTAGGTGATGTTGGTTGACCAACTTTAGTAACGTATTCCAATGTAGTGTTAGCGTTTTCTCTACTCATAGTATTGAATCTATGTACAACATCAGCCAATACAGTTTCATTCAATGTATTCACATCATATTCAACTAAATCACCATAAAATTCGTTATTATTATTTACGTTATTTATTTGAATATCACTTTCTAATGGTGTATGTGTTATAAATGGTGTTGTTGTTCCATTGTGTATTCTATGTATTGATGGAATATTTCTTAAATAAGTGATTGTATTACTGATAACCAACCTAGAATCATAAGGTGTTTCAATACCAGAAGACACTTTTGAAAATAAAGTATCACTATCAGTTTTTATAAAAGTTAAATATATTTGACTCAATGGTCTATCCAAATTATCAACCAAATCACTTACATCAATATCTTCATTGAATACAATCTGAATAATTGAATCATTAAATATATTTTCACTAAAACCTACTCTATATGCTTCATAATCATCATTTTCTATGATTGGTGCTAATCTCGTTTTTATTTTTCTAAATTTTCTAAAATAATAATTACATTCAATATCATTCACGACTTTTTTCATTCTAGAATTTACCGACAATACACCAGTTGATGATTTGTCAATTACAAAGTAATAGTCTTTTAAATCACCATTATCTAACCCAACTCTAACAACAATATGGTCACCGTCATATCCAGTTGTTCCAACAATTCTAACAATGTCACCAACACTTAAATTGTGTTTACATGAAAGACCTATAGCTGTCATACTTCTTGTATATACAGTTGCTGGTACTCTGTTTGTTATCATTATCCCACCTTTAACCATAGTGTGACCACTATCCATACTAGCTGGGTATGTAACAGTTACTTCCCAATTTTTAACTGCTGTTTTTTTTGTACCATAAGATTTGTTATCTGGTAATAAACTAAAACGTTCTCGTTTAGGTTCCATATCAATATAGTTACATAACCCAGCTTTTGTAATGTCTGGGTCAAAAACACCAAACCAACCATCTTTTTCTTTTAAATTATTTTTAATCGATGCATTGTAAGTTAAATCTGTATCATCATAAACACCATCTTTAGGTTTTGACCTATCTAAAAATTCATCTGTGTTTAACCAAGTCCAAGTGTATTTATTAGCTTTTATTGGTTCAGCTAAATTAAATAATGGATTAGAAATAGTTGTATTTACCGTACCAATAATACGATAACTTTTACATCTTTGTCTTTCAACATTGAATCTGTCAGAAACATTAACAACCTTATAAATATCATTTGTTGGTAACAATCTTTGACTGTTTTCAATTTTGATTTTTAAATAAGTGTCATTGTTAACGTTTTTCGCTGACAATTCTTTGTTTAATATTTGTTGCGTTCTTTCAGTATTCATTTTTATGTCGATTTAATTACTGTACATCCTACACTATCTGTTATTGTTGCTACTAAAGCTGGACTAGGGCGAACCGAACAGAAAGTAGTTCTTAAAGCGTTTGCGATACCAACACTAGCTATAGGTCCAACATATGAATTATTAATTACATTTAAAGGTTGTGTAGAAGTTTTACTACCAATACCACCAGTTGCTGTAAAACTATATTTACAAATTAAAGGTAATGGTACCACAG